CACTGAGTGCCTGACCAAAGATAAACAGATACTGCAGAAGCTGAACTATTCGCCGTCGTGATCTCAAACCAACGATGGTTAAATGGGAGATCAGATCCCAAGTAAATAGAATCATCAGCCTCTATTGAAAGCGTAACAGATCCTGACAGATACTCGTTTAAATCAACAGAGCTGTCTGTAACAGTGCCGCTTCTTTCAATGAGAATTCGTTGATTGCTGAGCATCTTCTATCATCTCTCCATCTATATTTGAGCCCGTATGGACAAAACCCGTGAAGAAAGTGACCAGCGCGCTCGAACAATTACCATTCCTAAAGAAGTGGGGACGCGAATCCCCACTAGTAATTAAGCCTGTGCTGCAACGTGGAATCGGAAGCGAACTTTGCCCGCTGTCAAAGCTGCTGTCGCGATCGTCAAAATAACAACGTCGTCCTCAGCTAAAGCGTAAGCTAGGTTTGCAACTCCCTTTAAGCACTCACCAGCAGTGTCAACTGTGGTTTTCGCTGACTGAGCAATGATACCTGCTGTGTCTCCAGATTTACCGACTTCGATTGTCGCTGATCCGTCGCTTGTCACGCCTGTTTCGGTGATTGCATATGCCTTTGTGATCACCATGTCTTTGCTTGCTGTGAATAAATCTAAAGCGCCAGTTGCTCCGCCGTCTTTTGCGAAGTCGTAAACGATCTCTATGACTTCATCTTGCGGGCCCCATACTGCGATTGCCTTGTGTGCTGCTACTGCTGCCATTTTTAAATCTCCTTTTTATCTTTTTTAATTTTCTGAACTTTCGCCGTCGTTTGGATCCAAGCGATATGCCTAGACCCAATCGCATAAATAGAGATGATCTTCGTGGGTAGCGTGATGCTCTGAATTTGTTTCTTAAGTTCTTCTGCACTAAGTGCTTCTAGAAACTCAAGCCCAAGACCTACTTGGTTTAAATTATCAAACATCACGCCCCCTCAATTACATCTCGCTGCCAGAAGCCGCTGCTGTACAAACGATGTGTTTTTTAGCGCCATCATGACCAAGCTTCGCACCAAATACCAAGTCAACGCTTAACAAGTATCCAAACTTCTTTTGCGAATGAAGGTCAGACAACTTGAATCGAACGCCTTGCTGCATTACCAAGTGCATGAAATCTGGGTGAAAGAACAACGCCTTATCTGTGCCACGGCTATTGTCTTCAAGAAGATTAAAACCATATCGTTGTTTAACGACTTGCCCACCAACAATCGGCATATCTTCACCAATATAGTCAGAGCTAGTTAGCGTTGCTGCATTCAAAACATCGCTGTAGTAAGAAGGATCAAGAAGGCCGTACCAAGGTTTGCTACGATCCCACTTAGCTTGAGCTGCAAGCATACGAACAGTTGCAACCTGTGCAGCGTTCATGTCTGTAACTGAGTTAATAAGGTGATCAGGAGCACTTGTCGAAGGAGCTACCAACGAGAATAGATAGTCATTAATTTCTTGTTCAACTGCATGTTGTAAGCTGTTACGAATCGCTGAGTCTTGTGATCCAAGCTGTGATTGAAGCTCAGCAAGATCGGCAATTTCTACAGCAGCCACAGCGCGCTTATCTGCTTTGATCTCAATTCGAGTTGATTGCAATCGATGTGAATCAAAAGTGTCTGCATCTGTTCCGACTGTTTTAAGTTGGCCAGTTACGTCTGCAATTTGTGTTACGTAAACGGTATCGCCTTGTTGTTTAATCTGTCCTTCATAATCTCGATTAACAAGTGAACCAAGAAGAAGATTTGCTCGAAGTGTTTTAGAGAAAACTGGTGACCAGAATTTTTCGACCTGTTCAGATACGGCTGCTAAATTAGTAACGCTCATTGCGTCCCCCTTGTGAAGAAAAAAGTTCAATCAAAAAGTTTTGATCGTTCCCTTTTCCCCACCGGGGATTAGGTGCGCTCCACCGGAGCAGCCCAAGATCACTTATTCAAATTTAAAACCTACTCAATTATATCTTTCATTTTCGCTGCCATCTCTTTCGGCGGCAGCTTTAACCACTCCTCATAAGTGAGTTTCGTCACTGAATTCGGAGCGTCGTTTGGCATCTTCGCACTGCTACCAGTTCGAATTACCAATGCGTACTTCTTCTGAAATTCTTCCGCGTACGCTTTCGCACTTGCTTCGTCAGGTGCTCCGGTTTCTGGGTTGATAGCAATTTTACTGACATCAATTAGATCCCAGTACTGCTCATCAATCTTACCAGGCACGTTATCAAAAAATGAACGAAGCTTAGACCCGTTTTGAAGGGAAGTTTGAAGGCCCGAGTATTTCTCTTCCAGGTCCTTTTTTTCCTTCTCGCGGATCTCAAGTAACTTCTTAAAATTCTCTTTCTCTAGAAGTTCTTTTTCTTCTTTATCTTTATTTTCTTTTTCGAAAGCTTCCAGACGCTTTTTAAGCTCAGAATTCTCCTCATCACGCTTCTTCTTCTCGCGAAGTAGCTTTTCGTGAGTCTCGTATTTCACGACATCTGGCTTAGCTATGTTGTCTGGATTTTCGATCTCAGTGATTCCACCGGAACCTTGAGGAGCCCCACCGGAGCTATTTGGATCTTGTGACATTCTCGTCCCCCTATTTTAATTTTGTCAACTGTCTTTCTAAAATATTTGTTAGATCTTTTCTCACTTCGTCTTGTAGACGTTTAGTTTCAAGGTCAGAGAGATTTAAGAACGGGCGTGGTTTTCTGTTGCGTTGTAAATCGCCATCCGTGGCGTAACCAGCAACCTCGGCGTTGGTCTTGCCGTCATCCCTGACTCCACTTGGTCCAATTGATGCATACTGATCTCGATACTTATTCACGCCAATCGAATCAATCATCTGAGCCGTGTTGGTGAGATTAGATTTACTAGGCGTTGTGAGTTCTGAAAGTTTAGCTTTTGCTTTTTTATTCTTTTTTACTGACCGCTTTCCCTCTTTATAGGAAACTTTTCCACCCCTCTGACGGATGGTTGAATCTTGAAGCTGTGCTAATTTCTCTCTTTTGGCACCATGCTCACTAACACCATATCCGAGACGAGTTCGCGTTTTGATTTGTGACGACGCAAATAATCCATACTTAAGCATTTGCAATTTATTTGTTGCAGCTTTCACGGCATCAGCTAATGACTTACCAATCTTTTTAGGAGAGGCCATTTATACGTCCTCCACATCAACATCAGCAGCATTCCCGCGCGCCTCACGATTAGCAGCTGTCACATTCTCTGCTCGCTCACGGTTATCGATTGGATATTTTTTTAAGATAGCGTCTAACTCTTTTTTAGAAATACCTAGAAAGTCCCGAGCATATTTACCGCCCTTAATCGGCGAGGACTGTCCATAAGTACCTCTAATATTTCCATCAGCTTTTGCATTCTCAGTCGTGCCATTCTCGTAGCCGATTAATATTTTACCCGATGCGTGATTCAATAATTCCATAGCTGAAAGCATGTCACCGCTTAGTGTTAGGTTCGGTTTCCCGCCACCTTTAGCGATCTTAAAGTCTAGGCTCTTTTTATAAGACTCCGAATATGATGGGAATGTGTCGCCTGTTTTATCTAAGCCTTTCTTTGTGCGCTTTGTAATGAGGTCGATAACGTCAATAGCTATAGCCTCACGCTCTTGTGGGCCATAGGCTTTCGGTATCGTAATAGCAACTCTCTGCCACTTAGCACTCATTACTGAATTAACTCCTCTAGGCCTTTATGAACCAAAACAAACTCCTCATCGTTATCCAACGGATTTGCCAGCTGAAATCGTGCACCACAGACCGGACATTCAAGCCAATCTTCATCCCAAAACGTTGTGGCCTCGTCGCAAGAATTAAACTTCAACTTAAGCTGCATTTCCTTCCATCGGATCTCCAGATCCTTGATTTCCTTCTCCGTCATCTGTCTGAACCTCTACTGTGAGTTCACGTGAAATTTCAGCTAAAAGAGCATCAATCTGCTTATCGTCAAGATCAGGGTTAATCGCTTTAATAGCACCACGACGAGACTGAATTCCATCCCGCAATTTCTTAATCTCGTTATCAACAACAACGCCCGGATCAACAATTGGCTTCTGATCTGGAAACGCTACCGTGACACTT